TTCGCCGTATTCGGAAATAGACAGCGACCCCTTGCGCACAAGGGGCGTGCCGTCCTGCATGAAGTGCTCGTCGGCCACGCTCAGGCTGTCGATCACCCACAGCCCCAGGTCGGCCCCGGATTGCTTCAGCACGCCCCCGACAAGGGCCGTGCCGCCTGCCACCAGGCGCAGCGGCTCGCCAGCGTCACCCATGGCGCGCAGGCGGTCGAACAGCACCACGTCGGCGCGGCTGTCCGGGTGTATGGTGATGTCCAGGGTCTTGGTCGTGCTGTCCGGCCCGTGGAACTGCTTGCCAGGCTTGCGGCCATAGCGGTCTTTCTTCGCCCAGCGCCACGACATCGAGGTCGCCAGGCTCTGGTATTCGGCGGTTCGCACGCTGAAGCGGAAGTCGCCCAGCGCCATCATCGTTTCTGCCATGTAGCCCCCACGAAAAAGCCGCCCGGGGGCGGCTTAGCTATTTCGCTAAATTGCTAGTCGGCGTTATCGCCAAGGCGGCCACGCTGCCCGCGCGCGGCCTGGCGGTCGCGTGCATCCAGCTCGGCGCGTACTTTCTTCGCGACCTGCTCTTCAGACATCCCCGGGGCAGCCTGTACGGTGATCCCGCCGTACTGGTTGACCTGCTGCGGCGCAGCAGGCCGACCAGCAGGCGACGCCACGCCACCCACGGCGGCGGCACGCACACCCCCGGCGCCCACCGTGCCCGGCTCGACGCCGGCAGCAGCACCGCCAACAGGCGCAGCGGCCGCCGCCGGCGAATCGCTGCCGAAGATCCCGCCGGCGAAGCGCTTGATGGCTTCGATAGGCCCCATGATCTTGTTCGCGATCCAGTCGATAGCCGCGCCACAGGCGTTTTTGATGCCCTCCCACAGCGTCGAGAAGAACCCCGTCAGCGGCTCCCAGGCTTGAATCACCAGGCCGAGCGGGCTGAACATCAGCAGGGACTTGATAACCTCCCAGCCCATGACAAACGCCGCCTTGATCCCATCCCACAGACCACTAAAGAACGCCGACAGCGGTTCCCAATAGCGCACCACCAGGGCGACCACGGCAATCAGCGCCATGATGCCCAGGATGATCAGCCCGATAGGGTTGGCCAGCATGGCGGCATTTAGCGCCCACTGCGCGGCCGTCATCAGCGCCGCACCCACGGCGAAAGCCCGCGACGCGGTGCCCATCAGGAACACCCCGGCAGCGGCGCCCATGGCGCGCACTCGCGTTACCAGTAACGCCGCTTGCGCGCGCAGGTTGGTCAGCGTGAAGAACGCCAGGGACTTGCTGGCCAACAGCATCGCGTCGGACATAAAGGCGAAGGCGAAGCGCCCGCCGATGGTGGCCACCTTCAGCGCGATCAGCCCGACGATGGCATAGGCCACCACGGTCGACAGGAACGGGAAGCGCTCGGTCAGCATCGTGACGAACCCCGCCAACTGCCCCAGGCTGTCGGCGGCGAACACCATGGCCGGGGCGAACAGCTTGCCGACGGCGGCCGACAGGTTGCCCAGGCGCTGGCCGAACAGGCCGAACACGGCGACCGGCCCCTGTTGAATCGCGCGGGCCATTTCTTCCGTGGTCGTCATGCCGCCGCGCAGGCTTTCGTCAAGGCTGCCCATGCTGGCCTTGAGCGCGTCCACCTCGGGATACAGCAGCTTGATCAGCGCGACCGCCTCTTCGGTGCCGAACGCCTTTTGCAGCTCGGCCGCCTCGACCGCGTCGAGCGTGTCGCCGTACTTGCCGCGCAGCTCTTCCAGAATCTCGGGCATCGAACGCAACTGGTCGTTAGCGTCCAGAAAGGTCAGGCTCAGGGCGTCGCCCGCCTTCGACGCCGCGTTCAGAAACGCCCGGTACTTGGTCGCCGCCTCGCTGCCCGACATCGTCGCTTGCAGGTGCCCCAGGATCGACAACTGTTCGGCAAAGGGCACATTGGCCGACGTGGCCGTCGCGCCCAGGGCGGAAATGGCGCTGCTCATTTCCTGGCCGTTGGTCTTGAACGCCCGCACGCTGGTCGCGATGCCCGCCGAAAAGTATTCGCCGAACTTGATGTCGCGTTCCTCGGCGCTCAGGCGCTGCCAGCCCTCGACCGTCGACGCGCCGAACGCTTCGAACTGCTTGCGATAGATGCCATAGCCCGACGCAAACAGGCTGGTCATCTGCGCCGTGCTGGCCTTGGTCGCGGCGCCCGTCAGGGCCGCGATGCGGGTGAACTCGCCGACCGCCGCGTCGCCCAGGCTGGCAATGCCCGACTTGATGTCGTAGGACGCGCGGATAAAGTCGCCGGTCGTGGTGCCCGCCCACTGATCAGAGAACGCCTTGGCCTTGGCGGTGATGGCCTCGATGCCCGCGTCGTCGATCTTCAGCGACCTGATTTCGCCCTGGGCGGCCGCCACGTCGCCATAGGCGTCGACCAGTTGCTTGATACCGAACACGGCAGCACTGACGCCCACGGCGTCAGCGGTGGCCGACATCCGCATGTCGCTGTTGCGCTGCTTGATTTCGGCAACGCGCTTCTGTTGCTCGGCGACGCCAGCCAGGGCCTTCTGTTCCTTGGCCAACTGCTCGTTATAGCGCTTGGTCTGCACCTCGATTCGGCGGGTCGCCTCGGACAGCTTGCCGGTATTGACCCCCGCTTCTTTCAGCTTCGCCCCGGTCTGCTGCAACTCCAGGCGTTCGGCCTGCTGCTGCGCCTGCAAGCGCTTGACCTGGGCCGTCGCCTTCTCAAACTCGGCCGTCATCTTGCGCGACGGCTCGGCGGTGGCGGCCAGTTGCTGCCCCAGGGCCTTGGCCTTGGCCTGGGCGGCCGCCAGGGCGTCGCCGGTCTTGGCGCCGCGTTCCTGCAACGCCTTGAAGTGCTCGATGTCCTTGGACGTGCTGCCGAGCCTGGCCAGCTCGGTTTGGGTCGACTTGATCTTGTCGCCCATCTTCGTGGTTTCGCTGGTGACCTTCTGAATCGGGCCGGTGATCTTGTCCACCAGCCCCATGATCAGGTTAAGCCGCATTGAGTTGGTCGACATTTCCCCACCCCATAAAAAAAGGGCCGGGCGGCCCCTCTCAGGACTGCCCGGCCTTACCCTGTTCGTAGCGCTCCAGGGCGATGCGGTGCCAGCGCATAAGCTCGGCGAGCGTCATGCGCTCCGTCGTCAGCGCGTCCCAGCCGGTGAAGACCAGGAAGATGTCGGCTTCCGCCTCCATCACGTCGCGCGGAACGGCGGTCACTCCATGAAAAAAGCGACCACCTCCGTTTGCACCGCCATCAGGTCTTTCGGCGACAGCACGTCGAATTCATTGGCGGTGATGTTGGAAATGCGCGGCACCAGGGTGCGGTGCGCGGTGACGTTCATGCGGATCACGTCGAACATATCCAGGCCGCGCAGCTCGCCGGCGCCAGGCTCGCGGAAGGTCACTTCGGTGATTTCGGTGTCGCCGCGCTTGAGCGGGCGCTTCAGGGTGACGGGGGTAGTCATTTCGCTAAATCCTTGATTCGCTAATTAGGTAATTCGTGACGCGTAACGCCGGCCCTTATTGGGCCAGCGCCTGGCGGATTTCCTTGTTCCGGTCTTTGCCGTTGACGCGGAAAATGTTGTTCATCTTGTCGATGTAGATGCGTTCCTTGCCGTCGACTTCGAAGTGGAAGAACTCGACCGCGACGCCGAATTTCATGGTCGCTTCCTTCTCGGGCGCCCACTCGTTGAACTCGGTGGACTTCCAGAAGCCTTGCATGCGCACGATCACGGTCTTGATTGCGCCGTCACGGTCGACGGCGCCGCGAATGGTGAAGACTTCGTCGCGGCTTTCACGCGAGCCGACAAGGTCGGTCACCTTCTCCGGGTAGTCGGAAATGGTCACCTCGGCTTCCAGCTTTTCCAGCCGGCCCAGGTCGCGCTCGATGTCGCCGGCAACGCCAGCCATGACCGCGTCCATGGTCTTGACCACGATCTTCGGCAGCGCGACGGTATTGCAGACGCCCGCGAACGATTCGTCCTGAAAAAAAGCATTCATGTCGACCAGAATGCTCGGCAGTTTTGCGCCCATGGATCACCCCCTTATTCGAAAATCGCTTCGTTGTAGCGCGTGGTGACGTGCTGGCGGAACGTCATGCGCTCGGCCACGTCGTAGAAGCCCAGGTCGTAGTCCCAATAGACTTGCCCGGTGCCGATGGCGGCGATGTTCAGTTCCTTGTCGACCCAGCATTCGCCGCCGCTGATCACCTCGCGCGACATCAGCCGGCGCAACAGCTTGTTGACGCGGTTCTTCACGCCGTCGACATAGCCCTTGGTGACGTTGCGGTCGAGCAACTCTTGGTGCGCGTACAGGATCGAATCGCCGACGATGTAGCGAATGCGCTGGTGGGGCAGCATCACGCTATTGGCCAGGCGGTTGCCGTACAGATACCAGCCGCCTTGCTGGTTCACGATGGTCGTGACGTTCTGGCTGTTGTACAGATTGGCCTTGCTGGTCGTGCTGCCGATGGCGTGGTCGATCACTTCGTCGGTGCCGAGGATGCCGAAAATCTTGCGGCTCGACGGGCTGTGCCAATAGCCCTCTTCGTTGTCGACGCGCACGATATGGCCCGCCACGGTGGCCGACGCCTTGCGGGTCACGACCAGGCCGGTGTCATCGTCCAGCAGCTTGACGCCGCAATTGACGAACAGCGCTTCCTGATACAGCGCGCATTCAGCGATCACCGCGGAATAGCCCGCCTGGCTGCCGTCGATGATCGGGATAGCGTTCAGCTTCTTGGCGACGGCCTCCATTTCCGCGCCGATGCCGGTCAGGTGGCTGAACTCCGGGGCGATGATCAGGCGCGGGCGCACACCGACCAGCGATTCGGCGGCCAGTAGGGCTTTCAGGCCGGTGTATTGGCCGGTTTCGTTGTCGACGTTGCCGACCACGTTGGCCAGTTGCGGCGCTTCCTCGGCGTCCGAAGCGACGCGCACCACCACGACCACCGCGCCGGTCTGGCGATAGATGTCCTTCAGCGCATTGCGCAGGGTGCCGGTCGTGCCGGCCTTGGCGATCAGCTTGTCGCTGTTGCACAGCACCGGGGTATTGAGCGGGAAGACCAGCGGGTCGGCATCGTCGCCGGTGGCCACCAGGCCGATGGTCGACGCCGCCAGGACTTCGATAGGACGGTCGAGGTTTTCGAGGAAATATTGCTCGACCCCGTGCAGATAATCGGCTGCCATTGGCTTTCTCTCCAGTAGAAGAAAGCCCCCGAAGGCGGGGGCTTGATGGGTTGCGGGCGACGGCGGGGCCGGCGCTAGATGTCCTTGGCCGGGTTGACCTTGAAGGTCATGCCCTTGGCGGGTTCCTG